ATCGGCAGTTTGAGCAAAAGCGAGCGATTGCCTGATTGACCAGTCACCACTTTTACAAAACACTTTTGGTTCTTTTTCCCAACCTATCTCAAGCATCTTGCATAGTTCTTCGCCTACCAGAACAAATCGAGCCATTGGCTCGTTCATCAAGTAGTAAGCGATAACCGAATCCATATAGGGATAGGCTTTGTGGACTGACGATCCAGACAGGGCTACAACGATGACGTAATGTCCTGCGCCAAGACGCATATTGCGTCGTTGCTCTGAAACCCATTTTTTCTCTCGGACGCTTGGATAAAATTGGGTTTTAAAAATGTGGGGGACGCGGGCTTTGTTATGCAATGCCTCGGCATAGTTCTTATTAACTTTGTTATGCCGCTCTTCCTTGTCACCGTTATACAAAGGGTGATTCGGCAAAAGCAATAATCCCTGCTCAATAATGCAACTAAGATTTATTACGCTAGGAAAAACTCTGCGGAGTCTTTTCCAGTAAGGCCCAAGTTCTTCGTTAGGAACCTGATCTGTTTTTTGGATCAAAAGTTCATCAACATTGGGGTCATTTTTTAGGATTTCGTAACCATTTTCAGTTACGTTGACACAGACCTTTTTGCCCTGTTTTTTTAGCAAAGGAAAGATTGAACTGATTTGGATCAAGTCTCCAAAACCGCCGTACCTGATCAAACAAACCGTATCTTCCCTCTTCCCTCCTAGTTCTTTATTAGTTATGTCTTGCCATTTTTTTTGAGGGAGATGATTAATCCTCATTGGTCACCGGCAGAATCCTCTTCAATTATCTGACCCAGTTGACCATCACTTGTCTCTTTGTCCAGTACGCCAGCGCGAATGGCTTCTTGCATTAATGCTTGCATTGCTGGCGTGTCAATTTGCGGAGAAAAGCCCATCGACTCAAAAAGACCAACCAGCAAGTTTCTCGACCCGCTTAGTAAACCTAAACCCGGAACTGCTCCTAAAATTCCCATATCCAAGTTTTTGGCGTTATTTCTCGCGAGTTGCGCGAGGCCCATTTTGTGTTTATCCAGAAAGGCTCTGATTGCTCTTTCTTTTCGTGTCCGGCTAAAACTTTGCAAAGAATCGACGAAAGACTTAACAGTCTCTTCTTTAATGTTTATCGTATTGTCTTCTTGTCGCTCATAGCCCGGAGGCGCGAAGCCTCTTTTCCCCGGCCCTTGATATGCCGTTCGATTTGTTCTCTTTGCCCCGATTGCAACAGCGTCGTCCATTGCTCGTTCTTGAGCAGAACGAGAAACATTTCTATTTACCGATTCTTCCTGAGCAACCGCTAGGTTTTGCGCCGCGATAGCGTCAAGCGCGTGTTCTGGCTGTGCGTAACCCTGTTGGGTAGGGGCCGTAGTTGTCGATTCAAAATCTACATCATCAATAGTTGTTCCATCGTAGTAGCCGTAGTCAACATCAGTATTTGTTTCGTCTATTTCTTGGCTAGTTTCATCTTGCTGTACGCCAACAAAATTCTTCAACCCCCCAACTAAATTACCTAACGCTCCAATTGCATCTCCAAGGTTTCCTGACGAACTTGAAGCACCCGGAGCAACAGGATCACCCTCGCCTTTTTTGCCGCCACCTGTTTTGCTACCTTGGTTAGAACCGTTTTGGCTACCAACTGGATCACCGCCAGAACTTCCATCATTACTACCATCATCTGGCGCTTCTGGGTCACCATAGGCCATGTTTAGTACCCTCTTTTAGGCTTCATTTTATTACCCGTCTTCTTGGCTTCAGCCATGACTTACGCCTTGTTCATTACTTTGACAACTGTAGTCGGCCAAGTCCAAGACATATGCACTGAACTATGCATCGGCGTTGGCTTAACTACCCCGGTCTTCCACTCATCCCCTTCAACATGGTAAGCCTTCATAGCACGGCCTTCTGACTCGTAGTCATCGTAGCCTGTACCCATGTCTCCATGTCTGCAAGCGATAGAAGAGTCTTTCATGTTGTCTTCCATCTTGAACCATTTAATTTTGTCTAAGGACATTTTTGCTCCTAAAAGAAAAAGGGGGGCTAATGCCCCCCTTCTCTAGTTGTGGTTAACGCTTAGGGTCTAACGTAGTCCCATGAGGGGCTTTGCTAGGAGACCCAACACCCATCGGGCGTTGGTTTTTGCCGTGAGAGGCAAGACCCAACTCCTTCATAGTTGAAGTGATCTTCTGCTGATCCGAAAGACCTGACTTTACGCCTACACCCTGTGTCGAATGTTGTGCCATAACGTACCCCTTAAGCCGCCGAATCCCACATAACAACGCGGGCTTCAGATGCAGTAGAGTGAACGAGGCCAGCGCCTCCCAAGTAGTACCCAATTATGTTCAAACATGATCGCTAATCATGTTCCGCCCTTTCGGACTGCTGTATGTTGTCCATACAGTTCAGACTATGTCACAACCCTTTCGGGTTCTTCGCGCTTCGGAACCGCTTGGTTCCTACTCCTTTACAGGATAGTCGTTGCACCTTCCGGTTTCCCGGCTTGGCTCAAGATTGCCCTCGACTTCACGTTAGGGTATCCCTTGAATTCACGAAGTTTGCAAATCACTATTTCTAGTGAATGGCGCTAGTACTTAACGCAATACCTCTGGAACGACCAAAGTCGGTCGGAATTTTTCCGCGAATTTCTTCGGGGATAGCAACCGCTTCAGCAACCGTATCGGCTCCGAAGAAGATTGCCCAGTCCGACTTACCATTCGTCCATTCTCCAGCGGCAGTACCCATACCAGCGGCGGCTCCGCCTTTGAGGCGGTAAGTCTGCTCGACAAAGCGAACACCCTCGTAACGACCAGTTTCACCGTTGCGGATCATCTGGAACCCGGATTCGACGTACTGATTTATCGACTCCAAGTCGTTTTTGAGAGCGCGGAACGTGGTAGGCCACGCGAGGCAGAAATAGTCATCGCCTTCGTAAGAAGGAATATTACGCTCCTTGGCAATATCTACGATTGCTTTGACGTGATCCTTACCAAGAGCGACATTGTTCGTCAGGGTGGCAGTACCGTTAGTGGTCAACGTGACCGCATCAGTTGCCGTACCCGCAGTCGGAACAACACGCAATGGTGAAGCGTCGATCTGGTCTGCAACCAAATCGTCTAGCACCTGAGCGCAATCGATCTTGAGGACTTTGTGAATGATCTCCTTCACAGGATGCTCAGACAAATCATCTAGTTTGGAGGTGAAAGGAATCGAGTTACCATATTCCGTGATGGACATGGTTCCCTGCGTGATTGTGAAATTCGTTTCAGCAATCGCAGTGCCTTCGGTAAGTGCCGCACCTCCGGTAGCAACAGTGCTGTACACGTTCCAGTGGAAAGTGTCGCCCTTGTTGAGACCTTGGTGTGACGCATCTTTAACATCTGCGAACTGACGGAATTTAACAATCGGACGCAAAGACATACGCAATTCCTTGGATAGGTTTAGGGAGTACATATACCCACCGAGGGTATTGGTTCCCCATACTTGTCCAGCCATTGTTTATGTACCTTTGGTCAAAAGTTTAAAGAAGAGATCAGGCGGGTTGATTCCGGCCCGCTCTCATTTCCGAGATGATGTCGGAGTAGGTCAATTCCACTTCGTCTTCGCCAATAGAGGCTCTGACGTTTTTGGGAGTGACTTCCTCCATGTCCTGCTTTCTTTCTTGACGAACTTCTTCAACAGGTTTTCCGCCCACTTTTTCCGCATATTGTTTTATCCATTCGCGGGCAAATTCGCCGCACTCATGCATAATGTCCCACGGATCGCGGGTAGGATTTTCTTGATAAAGTTCAGCAGAACGTCGGTCAGCGACAGCAAGAAGTGAACTGTCTTCAGCAATGTCGGCAAATTCCGTATGGAACATATCGACGGCTTGCTTTCGACGGAGTTCATATCCGCGTTCTCTGGCCTGTTTCTCCTCTTCCCGCATCTCTGCTTTAGTCCGCTCAATGATGCTATTAACATCAACTTGTGGAGCCTGAGATTCGTTAGCGCGAATCTTTTTTAGCAAAGCACTTGCTTTAGATTCATCGCCTTGGAAAAGGGCATCGTGGTATTGCTCGTAAAGAGCATCAGTCGCGTCCGAAGATGTCAACAGCCTCGCCGTTGACTTTAGCAGTTGCGTACCAAGACTCCCCTTTCTTTACTAGTGGAACACTTGCGTCAAACAACTGTTCTTCAGATACTTGTTCCTCCTCAGAAAAGGTTCCTTCTGTTTCGTGATAGTCGTGAACCTTCTCAGCAATTCTTTCGATTTCTGATTGTTGTCTGGTAAGACTTTCTTCTTGAACTTCCGAGTCCACGTCCTTTTGGATAGCGTCCATGCTTACTCCCTTAACTCGTTTAGAGTTTCTTCTGCGTGTTGTGCTTGGTTAATAGCCTCGTCAAGCCAAGATATGATTATCTGAGGCAACCTAGCGCGAAATTGAAGTTCCCTGATGGCATCCTCGTCGCACGGTTCTACATTTATCCACGCTTCAAAGGCTTCTTCTTTTGCCTTGAGCGCTCGGCCTGCAATGAATTGTCCAACAGGAGACTTCAAAAATTCTTTCGTTTGAGAGCCAAGTCGGGACTCCGCAATCAACAACTCAGTTTCATCCATTTATTATTTTTTTATCCTTCTGCACCGGGAACTTTTCCATACTGATCGTTCATTAAAACGTCAGACATTTGTTTTCCATCGTCATTCCCCGGGGAGATACCAATAGAGGCATCTTCTTCAAGAAGCATTTTGTGAACCAGCGCTTCTTTCTGGAGAATTAATTCGCCCCTTGCAATGTCATTCTTTTCTGCCTTGATTCGGGCCTCAATCATTCCAATTTGCTGTTTCATGTAGTCAGCGTTTTCTCTGGCGTCAGTAGCAATCTGGGTAGACATAATGTCGCCCATCGCTTTCTCTTTCGCCGCGGCAACATCAGCCTGACCCTTGATCTGAGCGGATAGGATTCTGGCTTCGGCATCAATCTGCTTCGCCGCACCCTGATCCATCAGTTGCTGTACGGCTCCGGTAAGTTCTTCAATCTGACCGGAGATCATGTCAATGCGTGTCTGCTCTTCTTCAGCAACGAATCGTTTGCCGTCTTTGTAACCAAGAGCGCCAAATACTTCTTTGGTTATCTCACCTTGGTTAAGGAAGTTGATCAGGTCGGGGTTGATTTCGCCCATTGTTCTGATCCCCAAAAGAAGTCTTTCGATCTTTTTAACTGGGTCAGTAGCGCCTGTGCCGACATTCACACCAACAGTCATTTCATGGCGCAAAAGGTTATCCATCTCTGGGCCGGAAAATTTTTGATAGAAACCGGGTTCTTCTTTGTTTTCTTGCTCTGCGCGGTTGGTTGCAACTTGCAGAACAACCTCATCTGTTTCGTAATACTGCTCTAACCGAACCAATTGCATAATGACAGGCTCAATCCACGTCTCAGCAAAAGTCCTGATCATGTACTCGATCATTGAGTTCGCATTAGACGAGAGCATTTCCATGCCACCGACCGTCTCGTTCATCATGCGGTTGGTCTGCACCGTTCCCTGAGAGAAGTTTCCTGCGATGTCATCAAAATCGACATTAAGTCGATCCTGTTCTTCATAACTCGACGCCGTAACATCTGGGGTGTTAACTACTTGAACGTCGCTGATGGGGTCATCCATCATCACCGAGCCGCCCGGAACGCTTCGCTTCAAAGCATGAATATCGATGTTAGAACTGCGCCGGATGTGGTATCTCTTATTGAGTACCAACTGAACATTGTCAGAACGCTGGTTTGCAATGTCGTTAGCGGCAGTCTGAAGGTCTTGCGCCAGTTCAACCAAAGAGGTTGGGTAGGTTCTGTGCGCCTCTATAACGCTACCACCCATCACATAAGGCCGCTCCCCTTCCCTCAAATGCGGATAAACATCTCGCAGTGGCTTTGGATCGGTAAGCATATATTCCGTCCCAGCCGTGTAAAAAATCCAATCCTTGCCGTTTCTTCTGACGATATTTTTGTGGATAAAGATCGTCTGGTACTCGGAAATACTTTCCTGTCGATCAACAAGCGGGTCTTGCCGCTTTCCCTGACGGGTCTGTCGCGTCGAATCAAACTCTGGCTGTTTCGTAGACTCCAGAAGTTGTCCAAGTTTCAGACGTTTCCATTTTGGCTCCCCTGTTTTTGGATCAATGGCATCCATCTTTTCCAAAACGTCTTGGAGATACATTGGAATGATTTCAATAACGTATGGAGATGTTGCTACTGGGTCTATCCAATCCGCCGCAGGATCAATTCTGAAATTCTCTGACGCAATAAGACGAACATACGGACAGTCTTTTACAACTCTTTTTTCTTCGATCGCATCTACAACCGGGTTGCCATCTTCATCAATGACGGGATTCCCGTTGGGATCAATAACCGGACGTTTGGTTCTGATCTTTTCTTCTTTGTATTCCCAGTACTGGTGAGACACTACCGAGCCAAATACCAATGCCTCCTGATAAGCGGCGACCAGAGTTTGGAACCAAGGAACAGTTTTTGTCAGACGGTACTGAAGCAAATGCTTCAGGATCGTGGCGGATGCCCTCTGTTCTGGATCTGAATCGTTCTGAGGATAAACAGAAACAACATCTTCAGTCGCAAAAAAAGCCGCGGTGACCGCGGCTTCGTTAGTTCTTATTGATGACCGTGTCTTAGGCCTAAATAATCGAGACCTGTGCTGGTATTGAGAGGAGTGATATTTGGAGCCAGTCGGATGCTTTGACTGAAACAAAGAGATGTTCCTGTCCCACTGACGACGAAAGTTTGCATCGAGATAAGAAGTTGACGTGTAGTATGCCTCTCTTGCCAACTTCAGCCACGGGGACTTCTCCTCCTCTAGGTTGATCGGGACATCTTTATCCATCGAACTTAGCCTCGCCAGTAATATCCCGCTCTAAGTTCGCCATCTCGCTGACGTTCATTTTTCCGCGGCTTACTTTGGCGCGTTCCAATAACTCTCCAGCCCAACGCATGACGTTTTTAAATTCAGGATCAATTTCGTTTACCCTGATCCACATTCCATATTTCATCGACAGTGCTTCGTTCCATATGGCGAGCATTGAGTAATCATTAGACGGCCCTACGGCCCATGCATGGCCCGGATAATGTTTTTCCAACGTATCTGCGACGTTTTTTACGAGGCTGATCATCGTAGCCTCTTGCATCATGCCGCCCTTGTGTGTGTCCACTAGAACTTTCATATTAGCCAGTAACGATTGCCAAGAAAATTACTGCAACCACTATGGCCGCTACTGCTTTTGGATGCGCTTTGCAAAATTCAACAATTTTTTCTTTCATTTTTTCGGCCCGTATGGTCTGCGTGGATTTTCAAACAACTTTCTTTTGGGAAAGTCATAAGCCAGTATTGGTTGCTCTGGCCCTTCTGTCTTGTCGCACAGTTCTTTCCAACTGTAATTCCGCGTCCTTACTTTTTGTTTATTGGTTGCCATTAGTGAATCGTGTGTTTTTGATCATGCAAAACAATTACCGTTTCCTGAACAAGGTCGCAAATAAGCGCACTAAGCGCTTGTGTGATCATTAGTTTGCCAATCTCGTCGGGGTTGCCTTCGATAAAGTTCGACAAAAAATCGACTGCCAGTTCTTCAGGAGTTTGCTCAGTATCCATATCAATACGCCGGGACGGCCTCCGGTTCTAAGTCATCTTGGTACAACAACTGTGGTGGAGATGCTTCGATGTCATAGATTCGAGACATCGCATCCAACATATCCACATGGACTGCGGGAAAGAGGTTGTACTCGTTATCAATCATTCTCTGGACAACGTCGTACAATCTTCCGTTCTCATCTTTTTGCTTAATTGGGCGGACAATGAGCGATCCATCACCCTGCTCAAACGCCCTTTTTTGATTCGACGTTAACGAGTCTGATGACGGGGCCAGAAAGAAGCGCCAGTTCTCAAAGTCGGGCTGTAACCTTTGGACTCGATCCCGTTTAGAACCCGGCCCTTCTCTCGGCCACGCCAATTCTTCGATGGGAAAATAGTTGTTTTCTATTTTCATCATCTCTTTGAAATGCTCGATATCGGAGTCTTTTCCGTATCGCTCATAACCAACTTTGACGGTCTGTACGCCAGTCTGGCGAAGCCACTTTTGACGAAACCTACTGAGAACTTGCCAACGCTCTGCGAGATTTAAGCGATGACATAGCCCGTCTAACAGGTACTTATTGAATGCGTGATCAATTCCGATAATCGCTATTGCTGTTCTATCGGATGAACTTTTCTTTGAATGAGCAGGATCGCACAGAATGTAGACATTCATTAAGCGAGGTCTAATTTCGATACGTCTCAGCCACTCTGGATCAAAGACTTGGTCGGAACCCGCAATCGGATTCTGCAACATCTGGCAAGCCAAAACGTACTGACCCATTGATGATTTCTTTTTGTCCCACTCTTCATCAGAAAGCAGGATCGGAGTGCCATCTGGAGTTCCGCTTTCTGTCGCTGGATAAATGCGGGTTTTTGTCCCACGATCTATCAGTTCGCGGTAGGTGTCTGCGTAGTGATACCTTGTTCCGATGTACCACTCTCTGTTTGCGCCGCCGGAAAGGTTCTGAGACAGGTCTAGCGACTCTGTTGTTTTTGCTATTTGGTCTGGAGTGTTGACCGAGTCGCGTGTCACCACGTCGTCGTAGATACGGAGGTCGTAGTGACGGGAGATAGGTTGCCCATCCACTAAACCCCATGCTTCAACTGTTGCCTCTTTTGGATTGGACTTACGTTTAACAATAATCCCAGCGTCTTCACCCCACTGTGGTGATTCTTGTCTCGGGTTTGCGTAACAGACATCAGGAAACAAATCACGAAGGAATTCGTTTACCTCTAACTCGCGTTTTATCTGTTTTAAAAAGCCTTTAGCGATAGGACGAGTGTGAGAAAAGATTCCTATCGTGATGTTTGGGTCTTTCAGTATTTCTTGAATACTGCCCGCATAAGTGATGATAGTAGACTTGTAATGTCCCCTCGCCCAAAGGTCGAGATGTCCATCAGAATTTTTTTCGACTTCCCTGCAACGCTCATACAACCACGGATGAACCGCGTCTTTTCGGTTCAAAAGAACAACCAACAGAAACCAACGATCTATCTTTGCCAGTTCCCTGATGATTTCTTTGTTGTAGTTGTTTTTTAGAAGGTTTTTGTAAAAGTTTCCGCTTTCTTCTAGGGTTGCATTTGGCAGATATTCAGAGGCCTTCTCAACAAATTGGTCAAGATTCATTTAGCGGGTTCTCTCTGAACCAAAGCGTAAAACATTTTTTCTCTCCTGAAACGACTGGCATCCCGCCATGCAAGGAATCAGGATGGGCTTTTGATTTATCTTCTCCGACGTTGCTAAACACAAGCACCCGTCTAGCGCGGGGTCTTACGCTGTATCCCAACACTGGAAAGGCGGTCTCGCCGCCACCGTCTTCAGGAACATCGTTGAGGTACACCATTACGGTGTAGATTCTTTGACCGCCTTGGTTGTAGTGTTTCCACTGCTCAGAGGACTGATCAAAGGCGTCAAAGTGCGGTTCGTACTTCTGGCCTTCTCCGTAGTGGAGCAACTGCGCCCGTTCCGCGTGAGATAAATCCATCCCCACAAACGAAGCGATTCTTTTGCAGATGTTGTGAAAACTTTCCGTTTTACTGTGATCAATCCAGCGCCGGTATCCAGTGCGGGCCTTGATCGTTTCACCCTCTCCATCTTCAGAGCAGACGGTTGACTCTTCCATCTCTTCAAACAAAGACAGCGCATCCGCCTTTTCATCTTCAGAGATAAAATTATCTAGTACTGTGATCCCAATCCCCCCGTGGTAAATCGAGGAATTGGGTGCGACTGGTGGACTCATCCTTGCAAGAGTGAATGCGCCCTATTTATTTCTAACGCTTTGGCGCGATTACCGGATTTATTTGCCTCCTCCATAGCGCGGACGTAGTTCGCGTAATAGGCGTCGTTATTGCGATCCCCACGCAATGATTTCCCGGCGTTTCTTCCCGAATGACCGGAGCCATGCATATAGGTTCCTTGACTCTCCCACTGCTCTCTTGATGCTATCCCCACTGGACTCGGGGGCGGCGGCGGAGGGCTTCTTCGCGGCACTGAAGGCGGAGGCGGCGGAGCGGGTTGAGGGCTAGGCTGTGGCGCGGGCTGTGGCGCAGGCTCAGGGCTTGGCTCAGGGCTTGGCTCCGGTGCTGGCGGCGGAGGGCTTGGCTCAGGCGCATTGAAAGCCAACGTCTGATCATTCACAGGCGTTGTCTCCACCGCAGGAGCCGGAGCAGGAGCAGGCTCAGGTTGAGCAAACCGATCCCAATAAGACCAATCAATAGTCACGCCGGACGGTATCTGGGTGACAAAATTGCTAACACCCTCTGAGACCGCTACGTTAGGATTTGGGAAGGCCTTGCCTGTTATAGGGTCATATACAACTGTCTGCGCGGTGTTCGCTTGGGCCTGAGCATAAGATGATGGGCCAGTTCCCACCATCCGCTGGCCTTCGTCTGTGGGGTCAGTAGGCGCACCCGTATCAACGGTCGCCTCTACTGCGGTCGCGGCTTGATTAGCGGCTTGCTGACGTATCTCAGCATATCGTCTCAAAAAGTCTGCGGAGTACATCAGTATTCAGCCTTCCGTAGGGTGTCTTTTCTTGAGGCCTCAATTTGTTTTATCGCTCTTTCTGTTGAGTTTTCCATTTCACTCGCGGTTCTGACGTATTTCAGAGATGCCTGAATAAGTGGATCGGTTTTAGAGTTAAACTGTTTTTTTGGCTTTCCCCTGTACCCGACATTTTTCCCTTTGGGTGAGACGTTAATTTTCATTTGATTGACCGATTTCTTGAACGAGCCATAACCCTTAGATTCCCTCTTCGGTTATCCGTTGGCCGTCCGTTAGCGTGGTGAATATCTTTTTTGTCGCCCTTCTTGACGAGGCCAGCCTTAGCCATAGTTCTGCGGGCCTTGTTTCTTGAACTTCTTTCGGCAATCGCTTTAGGAGAAGAATGGAATTTTTTGTATTCCTTCTTGTAGTTCCTCGGCTTTCCGCCTCCAGTTTTGTATTCGCTGGGCTTTCTGGCCCTGATGAGTCCTGCCATAGTTAAAATCTGAATTCGTAAGTAGCCATTGCCCGGTTTTCGCTGTAACTAGCGCCAACCGAATGATTCCCAATCTGTTTCCTCGTCCCGATCTCGAAATCGTCCTCTGTCGCTTTCAAAGTAATCGGAAGGTCTAATCTGGTAACCGCATAAAGGGTTGCCATTGCGACCCCTGCTACGACCATCTCCTTCTCGTATTTCTCGTACCACTTCTCTTTCTTCGGTACTTGCCCACAAGGGGTGACGTTCCGCCCGTTTCCAGTGCCTATTGCTCCCATTTCGCAAGCGATATCTCCGAATCTTTTCGCAAGGGTTGAAGAACTATCCATGTGGTACTCAGACACGACCACTGGCTTACCGAGAGCGAGAGCCTCATTAACTCTTGCTCTGAACTGGGCTTCATTGAGATCGAAGCCAGTCTGCAAAAAAATTACGTCGGCCCCTTGGTAATAGGACGGCTTAACACCGGGGCTAAGATGCACACCAACAGGTTTGCCTGTTCTTGTTTTTAAATCAGCAACCATCTGCTGGACTTGCGCCGCAGACCAGTATTCGTCTACTTCCAGTCCAATGACGTAGGCATCAACCTTGTCATCAAACCTTCTGACCATCTCAGCGTTGTGCGCTTTATGGGCTGAAAGCGGTTTTGAGGCCAAATCTGGGGAGTCGTCTGCCATCAGCCACATAATTGGCCGCAGACCCCTGCTATTAAGATGATCTAACCTCAGTTCCCAGTCTGGCTGGGGAGAGACATTCCCGATTCCGTCATCCCCGTTCTGAGAATAGAGGTAGATATGGGTGTCGTTTTGGGCGATCAAGGCGTTCTCCACCCGTCTGCGCCATGCATCGTCTACATTGGTGGAAAGATAAGACAGGCTCATCCAATTTCGCAGATCGTTATGCAGAAGGAAACTGGCTCTCGATCCGTATAGGTCAGCGGCGGCGTTTCCTCCGAAGAACGTGATTAGTAACGCTACGAGGAATGGCCGCATTTCGGACAGAGGCACTCATCGCATTTCCCATCCGCCGTACAGGTACAGTGACCCTCAAGGCAATCGGGGCAATCACAACAAGTATTCATCGTTTCTTGGCAGTCTTTGCAGACTGCTTGAACGCTTTAGCCGTGGGAGCGCCTTTGGTTCCCGGCTTACGCATTTTTTCCCCGGAGCCAGCGGCAATTCGTTTCCTTTTCGCGTGGATGTTGTCGTAGAGACCTTTTTTCTTCACCATTTCACCTTGTTTGCCCAATAAGCGGCGGACATCTTGCCTTTTGAAATATTTTTAGCGTGACGTGCCTTAAAAGACTTTTGTCTTGCCGTGGGTTTTTTGTCGCCAGTCACTCCCTGTTGCCCAAACCGAATGGTTTTAACTTTGCCCCCCTCCTTTGCAACAACAACGTGGGATTTCTTCGGATGACTGGGAGTCTTTTTTGGTTTGTTGAAACCGCTTACGCCAGCGCGTTTGAGTCTTGGGTCTGAAGCCATAATTAGTTTTCAAAAAATTAATCGCAAAAGATTTTCAGGAAAAAATTTGCTAGGCGAATGAATCGCCTTGCGAGGAAAACATTCGGGAATCGGTAAGCCTGATCCCTGCCGCGAACAAAAATCAGGGACTGGCCCTCGATGACTTCTATGTCGAGGAAGAAGCGCAAATTTGGTGGTGCATACGGGGGTAATGACTGAGGATGGCCTCTGGTACTAGGGAACCCTGTAACGGCGTATACACCAAGGTTTTTCGGCCTCTCACGGCATTTCTCATGTAGTAGCAGATAGGCTCATCATTCAGCCAGATGCTTTCTCCCCAGTTGGGGTCTAGAGGACACAGAGGAGCGTTACAGAGATCAAACCTATCGCAGTCAAAAGGCATCAATAACCTTTCTTGGGTTTAACCTTTTTTCCGGTTTTCTTTGCGTGAGACATGGCGGCTTTCTTTCCCTTAGCGGTGTAAGGGAACTTCTTTTTTCCTACTGATGGCATAATTTTTCCTAGCACGTTAGTGAAGAGTTGTCTAATGGAGAATAAATACCCCTGAGAATGGCGGATTTATGCCGTTTCTTGAGGTACGTTTCAAAAATATCCTCAGACGTAGAGGATGTTTATATATGTAGGAGCCTAAACCCCCCGCCGCGTGGCGCGACCGTCCGCTATCACCCGCGATTCGGCTTTCAATATGCGCCCCCCGCGATTTTTTCTGCGAGATCGACGGGATCGCTGGGATCATCGAGGGTTGGAGTCCCACTACTCCCCCGGCTTACCCTTTTTTTATAGGGCCGCGGCTGGGTCTGCTGGACGGATACGACGCGAAACCCTTCACGCGGGCCTTTCCGCGTGGGGCCGCGTGGGCCTCGGCTCCCGGGGCATGGGTCGGCCTGCCCCAGTTCTCGCGCAGTAGCGGAGGCGGACAGCCCGAGCATTTACTAATTTTTCCCCTGCCTGATCCGTCTGTCTCCCGAGAATCTGCCAGCCCTCCAGCGCCGGGTATCCCCGGCGGCAGGCCACGCCAGCAGGCCACGCCAGCAGGCCACGGCGGGCTACTCTTCCCCTACACAATCTGACACTCGACCATCGGGTTCTTTCCGCCCGGACTGGTCTGATCGCCCTAACCCAGCGGCTCCTTTGGGCTGGTATGGGTCAGCCTGCCTGCGTCCAGCACAGGGCATCTCAGGCGCTCTGAGGGCTATAGGCTATTCACGCATACCC